CCTAAAGGCTTCTGTTTTGTTAAGCCAATCAAATCTACTGATATATTAAATAACGAGAAAGAACAAGCCCTAAGGGGCATTATAAAGCACGTTGATAACGACATTAGCGGTTTAATAGAAAAAGAAGATTTAGTTGGGTTTACACCTAGTAGCGAATACGAATTTATTGTAGAAGGCGAAAGAATGTATAGAGTATTAACCAATTCAATATCTATTAAATATGAACGTCAAGGAAACGAAAAAGAATATAATCCAAGCTGGACATGAAGCAGTCAAAGAACTTATTAAAGTTGCTAAAGAACCTATTGTTGAAACTGATGATGACATCTCAGCCGATAGACTCAAGAACGCTGCAGCCACTAAAAAGCTCGCAATATTCGATGCATTTGAGATCTTAGGTAGAATCGAAGAGGAAAATGATATACTTAATAACAAACCTAAAAAAGAAGCTGAAGCAGAAGTATTCAGTGGGTTTGCAGAAAGGAGGTCTAAATAATGTACAAGCAGAGCTTATATAAGGTTATAGAGCCTATTAAAATAACTACTATTAAAAGATTAAACAAATCTAAAAAGTGGAAGTACGGATACAACGAAGAACATGACGTTGTTGTTATATCTAAGACAGGTCAGATAGGGGAAGTGTATAGCATACAGAATTTAAAAATAGCATTGCCAAAAGAAACAAACGTTGATAATCAGAATAACGTATGGACTCCACACGAGTATCCTAAAGAACTTAAAGCAATCAAGAGTATATTTGATTGGAAAGATTATCCGAATGAATTTAAACAGAAGTGGCATGGATACATTGATAAAGAATTTACTAAGCGAGATGAAGGGCATTGGTTCAAGAGTAAAGGGGTTTCTACTTATATTACTGGCACTCACTATATGTACTTGCAGTGGACCAAGATTGATGTTGGGCAACCAGATTTTAGGGAAGCAAACAGATTATTCTTTATTCACTGGGAAGCTTGCAAAGCAGATAAAAGATGCTACGGAATGTGCTATCTTAAAAACAGACGTTCAGGATTTTCATTTATGGCATCCGGAGAGACCGTTAACTTGGCTACAGCATCATCTGATTCAAGATACGGTATATTATCAAAGTCAGGTGCAGATGCAAAAAAAATGTTTACAGATAAAGTTGTACCAATATCAATTAACTACCCGTTCTTTTTCAGACCCATACAAGATGGTATGGACAGACCGAAAACAGAACTTGCATACAGAGTACCAGCTTCAAAGTTTACTCGTAAAAGATTTGAGTCTAAAGACAAAACTCAAGAGATAGCTGGATTAGATACAACTATTGACTGGAAAAATACAGGAGACAACAGTTATGATGGTGAAAAACTTGCACTACTAGTACATGATGAAGCAGGCAAATGGGAACGTCCAGAAAACATTCTTAACAACTGGCGTGTTACAAAAACCACGCTTAGATTAGGTTCAAGAATAATTGGTAAGTGTATGATGGGCTCAACATCAAACGCTTTAGATAAAGGAGGGGAGAATTTTAAAAAACTATATAATAATTCAGATGTTACGAAACGGAATAAAAATGGACAGACTCGTTCGGGATTATATTCTTTGTTCATACCTATGGAATGGAATTTCGAAGGATTCATCGATTCTTATGGAATACCTGTCTTTAACACACCGAAAGAGCCTATTGCCAACAACCAGGGAGATAATATCGACGTCGGGGTTATTGAACATTGGGAGAATGAAGTAGATGGTTTAAAGGGAGATCAAGATGGTTTAAATGAATTTTATAGACAGTTTCCCCGTACAGAGGAACACGCATTCAGGGACGAAGCTAAGAACAGTATATTTAACTTAGCTAAGATATACGAACAAATTGATTTTAATGATGATATAACAACAGAAGCTAATGTTACAACAGGAAGCTTCTCTTGGCAAAATGGTATTAAAGATACTAAAGTACAATTCACGCCTAATCCAAATGGAAGATTTAAAGTAAGTTGGGTACCGAGCATTACATTACAAAATAACATCATTAATAAAAATGGTATTAAATACCCAGGCAACGAACATATGGGTGCATTTGGTTGTGACAGTTATGATATATCGGGGACAACAGATGGTAAAGGATCTAAAGGTGCATTGCACGGATTAACAAAGTTTAGTATGGAGGATGCCCCTCCTAATAGATTTTTTTTAGAATATGTAGCTAGGCCACAAACAGCAGAGATGTTTTTTGAAGATGTTTTAATGTCATTAGTATTTTACGGAATGCCAATACTTGCTGAAAACAACAAACCTAGGTTACTATATTATTTAAGAAGAAGAGGATACAGGGGATATTCTATGAATAGGCCCGATAGATTGTGGAATAAATTATCGGTTACTGAAAAAGAAATTGGTGGTATACCGAATTCAAGTGAAGACATTAGACAAGCACACGCGGCAGCTATTGAAACTTATATAAATACTCATGTAGGTGTATTGTCAGATGGCAACTATGGTGATCTGTATTTTAATAATACATTAAATGATTGGGCTAAGTTTGATATAAATAAAAGAACGAAGTTTGATGCAGCTATTAGTTCAGGATTAGCTGTTATGGCATGTAATAAAAATAAGTACAGACCGAGTGCAGAAATACAAAAACAAAAAGTTAACATTAACTTTTCAAGATACGAAAACAAAGGAATTACATCAAAAATAATTAATTAATATGGCTGAGTCAGTTATAAAAAGTTACTTCCCAAGCCAAACGGCTAGCGACGATGAAAAATTAGGATTGGATTATGGTCTTAATGTTGCTAGAGCTATTCAAAATGAGTGGTTTAAAAAAGATAGAGGATCAAACAGATTCTTCGTTAATCAAAACAATTACCACAAATTAAGATTATATGCTAGAGGGGAGCAAAGTATACAAAAATATAAAGATGAATTATCTATTAACGGTGATTTATCTTATTTAAATTTAGATTGGAAGCCAGTACCAATAATTCCAAAGTTTGTTGATATTGTAGTAAACGGTATCGCAGAAAGAACTTACGATATAAAAGCACATTCTCAAGATCAAAATGGTGTTAACAAGAGAACACAATATATGGAGGGTATTCTTGCTGACATGAGAACTAAAGAATTTGGTAATTATGTTCAAGAACAATTTGGCCTTAATGTATTTAATAACGATCCTGCTACATTACCAGATAATGAAGATGAGTTGCAACTACACATGCAACTTAATTACAAGCAAGCTGTTGAAATAGCAGAAGAGCAAGCAATACAAACTATACTTAATCAAAATCAATACGAATTAATAAAGAAAAGATTTTTTTATGATTTAACCGTTTTAGGCATTGGTTGTGTTAAAACATTGTTTACGCCGTCAGAAGGTATTGTAGTTGATTACGTTGACCCTGCTAATATAGTTTATTCTTATACTGAATCACCTTATTTCGATGACATATATTACGTTGGTGAAGTTAAGACTATAACTATAAGCGAATTAAAAAAACAATTTCCTAATTTAACTAATGAGGAATTAAAAGCAATAACAGAGCAAGGCAATCAAGATTATAGTATTTATAATAAATATAACAGCCAACAACAAAATCAAGATAATAATTCAGTGCAAGTTATGTATTTTAATTACAAAACTTACATGAACGAAGTTTATAAAGTTAAAGAAGTATCTACTGGGGCTGAAAAAATTATTAAAAAAACAGATGCTTTTAATCCACCCGCAGACAGTAACCTAAGGTTTGAAAGAATAGCTAAGAACATAGAAGTATTATACGAAGGTGTTTTTATACCCGGATCTAATAAATTATTAAAATGGGAACTTGCGGACAATATGCTCCGTGAAAAAAGTGATGTTAATAAAGTTAAACTTAACTATTCTATTGTAGCACCTAGAATGTATAATGGTAAAATTGAATCTTTAGTTAGTAGAGTTACAGGCTTTGCTGATATGATACAATTAACACATTTAAAAATACAACAAGTATTATCAAGAATGGTTCCCGATGGTGTTTATTTAGACGCCGATGGTTTAGCTGAAATTGATTTAGGTAACGGTACAAATTATAATCCTCAAGAAGCATTGAATATGTTTTTTCAAACAGGATCTGTAATTGGTAGATCATTTACGTCTGAAGGCGACATGAATCCT